ATTCGACGGAGGGTCTTCAGGTGACGGTGCGTCGCGGGGGGCGTGATCCTCGGCCAGTGTTGGATCTGGCGGATGCGGTGTTCGGGGTGCTTCAGGGTGTGCACGGCGTGGACTTGGGCGGGGTCCGGGTGGTGCAGTGTCTGCGACGGTCGTGGTCGCTGCTGGGTCAGGACGGCAATGGCCGGTGGCGGCTGGCGCAGAACTTTTACGTGGACATTCACCGCCCATCTCTACACAGGATCTGAGGAGGTCCAGTTATGCCCGTATTTCGTGAGCGGCGGGGTCATCAGCCGAGTGTGGTCGATGTGCCGTCGGCGTTGGCTGCGCAGTACGACGCGGACCCGGCGTGGGAGCGCGTCGAGTCCGAGCAGGTCGTGCCTGAGGCGGCCGAGCAGGTTGAGGAGTCCGCGCCGGAGTTGGTTGCGGAGGAGAAGAAGGGATCGAAGCGATGAGCATCGCACCTCCGGAGATTGTGCCGCTCGGCGCGTCGACGCTGAACCGGGACTGGCGGCTGGAGATCGACACCGGTGTGCCGGGGTCGGGTTCGGCCACGGCTACGGCGGCCTCGGCGTCGTTGGTGCAGGCGACCCATGGGCTGTCTGTCGGACAGGGGGTTGTGGTCTCGACCGCGGTCGCCCCGTTCGTGGCCGGGACCACCTACTACGTGTCGGCGGCCGGGTTCGCCGCGGGGACGTTCCAGCTCGCCGCAACGCCGGGCGGTACGCCCATCACGGCGTCGGCGTCGGGTCCGCTGGGGTATGACCGGGGTCCGATCTGGACTGCGGTCCGTGGGCTGCGGGAGTTTAAGCCGTCGTTGGCGGCCGCGCTCCAGGAGGATTCCGATTTCGACTCGGGCGGGTACAAATCCTCGACCAAGACTGCGGTGGGGTGGTCACTGGAGACCAAGGTGGCCCGGAAGGTCACCGCGGACGCGGTCCCGGCGTATGACCCGGGTCAGGAGAAGCTGCGGCTGGCCGCGGATCAGAACGGCCCGGCTAACACGGTGCACGTGCGCTGGTACAAGGTGGGCGCGGTGCGGACCGAGGCATACGAGGGCTACGCGGCGGCCGAGTGGGCTCCGGACGGCGGCGGCATGGACGCGCTCGACACCGCTTCGGTGAAGCTGACCGGGCAGGGCAAGCGCCAGCCGATCGCACACCCGTATACCGGGTGACAGGTACTGGCCCCGGGGCGTCTCCTGACTGCGCTCCGGGGCCGGTCTCCACCAGAGTCAGGAAGTCAGGGAGAATAAGGCATGTCGTATGATTTTCCGGACCTTGAAGGGGTCATCGACCCGTTCTTGCCGCTGCCGATCCGAGGCAAGGTGTACCGAGTGCCGGCGGTCTCAGCTGAGGTCGGACTGAGGTGTCAGGCGCTGGTGCATCGAGCGTTGAGGATCAAGGCCGGGGTGAACGTCGATGCCGAGGGCGTGTCGGCGCTGCGTCTGGATGACGATGAGGAGCGCGAGTTCGCCGAGTCCATGCTGGGCCCGGTGTTCGGCGAGATGATCGCGGACGGGGTGCCGTGGGTGTACGTACAGCGGGCGGCGACAACGACGTTCGTGTGGACCACGGCGGACCGGGCCAAGGCAGCCGAGGTGTGGCGGGAGGCTGATTCCCCGGAAGCCCGGCGCCCGCCGCGGGACCGGAAGAAGCAGCGGAAGACGGCGGGCTCCCGTACTGGATCGATGAGCCCGCAGATCCCCGACTGACCTGGACCAACGTCCTGAGGTACTGGCCGCTGATCGCGGCCGACCTGCACGAGCGGTATGGGGTCGACGTGAGCGACGGCGTGTCGCTGCGGGCGCGGTCGTGGTTCTGGCTTCGGGGCCGGGTCGAGGCGCTGTTGATGGTGCCCCCGACCTATCTGCCGGATGGTCGTCCGGTGCAGCAGACAAGGTTGGGGCACGTGCTGTTCCCGCCACCTGATCGGGGGTGATCGTGTGAGTCTGGACCTGGGCGAGCTGGTCGGCCGGATCGGGATGGATATCTCTCCTCTTCAGCGGTCGATTGCGGCGGCGGGGAGCAGTCTGGACGGGATGGCGGCGGATGCTGGCGCGGCGGGTCGTCGGGCCGGTGACGCGGCGTCGAGCGAGCTAGGGCAGGGTCTGGATGGGATGGCGGCTGACGCGGGTGCGGCTGGCCGTCGGGCTGGGGCCGCGGCCGCGGATGGGCTCGGTCAGGGGTTGGACGGTGCTGCGGCGGAGGCGGCTACGGCTGGGGAGGACGCGGGGGAGACCTTCGGGGACCGGGTGCGGTCCTCGGGGTCGGATGCGGCGAAGGCGGCCGGTGCGGCGCTCGGGTTGGCGTTGGCAGCCGGGGTGGCCGACAACCTGAACATTGAGGCCGGGCTGAACCGCCTCACGGTGCAGCTTGGTTTGTCGGAGGCTGAGGCCCGGGCTGCGGGTGACGCGGCGGGGCGGATCTGGAGCGACAATTTTGGCGAGGGGATGCCGGAGGTCAACGAGGCGATCGCGGCGGTCGTGCGCAATATCGGGACCGATATCAACTCGGTCGATCTGGAGCCGATCACCAAGAAGGTGCTGACTGTCGCAGACGTTTTCGACGAGGATTTAGGCGGGACGACGGCTGCGGTCGGGCAGATGATGCGGACGGGGCTGGTGGCGGATGCCTCGGAGGCGCTGGACATTCTGACGGTGGGTCTTCAGGGCCCGGCGAACAAGGCCGGCGACTTGATGGACACCATGAACGAGTATGGGACGCAGTTCCGCAAGCTCGGCCTGAACGGTGCGGAGTCGCTGGGGTTGATCAGCCAGGCGATGCTGGCCGGGGCCCGGGATTCGGACGTGGCGGCGGACGCGATCAAGGAATTTTCGTTGCGGACGCAGGGGTCGTTGACGACGACGGCTTCTGACGGGACCGTGATGCTGACCGACCTGGGTGTCGCGTTCGAGACGGTGATCAAGCCTGGTCAGGACATGTACGACGTGCAGAACGACCTAGCTGCCGGTGGTCCACGGGCGAAGCGGGCATTTGATCAGATGCTAGAGGGGCTGAAGGGAATCGAAGACCCGGCAACGCGGACCCGGACGGCAGTGTCGCTGTTCGGCACTCAAGCCGAGGATCTGGGCGACGCCTTGCTAGCGATGGATGTCTCCACGGCCGTGGATGGACTCGGCGAGATCGAGGGGGCTGCTGGCAAGGCTGTCGCTAAGATGGGTGACGGGCCGCAGGCCACCATTGAGGGGTGGCGGCGCGAACTGATCCAGATGGGTCGGGATGCGGTCGAGTCGACGGGCCCGACGGCGATGTTGGCTGGTGCCGTGGTGGCGTTTGGCCCGGCGGTGCTGGGGGTGCTGGGTCCGATCGGGACGCTGGTGGCGGCTCGGGCGGCTCAGACGGCGGCTGCTGCTGCGGCGGGGACGGCGGAGACTGCGGCTGGTACCGCGTCGGTGGCGTCGTGGGCTCGGTCGGCGGCTGCGGCGACGGCTGGCGGGATTCGGACGGCTGCGGCGTGGGTGCTGTCGTCGGGTACGGCGTTGGTGTCGGCGGTTGCCGCCATGGCGACTGCGGTGGCGTCGACGGTGGCGGGGTGGGTGCTGATGGGTGCCCAGTCGCTGATAGGGGCGGCGAAGGTGGCGGCTGCGTGGCTGATCGCAATGGGCCCGATTGGGCTGGCGATCGCGGCGATCGCGGGTGCGGTGGCGTTGATCATCGCCTACTGGGATGACATCAAGAGGTGGACTGGGCTGGCGTGGGACTGGGTGGTCGAGAAGGTCAAGGCCGTCCCTGATCTGCTGGTCGGGTTCTTCCGAAACTGGACTCTGCCCGGCTTGATCTGGTCTCACTGGGATGAGATTCGGACCACGACGAAGGACATCGCCAACTCGATCGTGGAGTGGGTCGGGAACCTGCCGGAGCGGCTGGGGAACAAGCTCGCGTCGTTGGGCAACGTGCTCGCCAGCAAGGCGCGGGAGGGTTGGCAGGACTTCCGCGAGGCCTCTGGGAGCCGTGTCGAGGTGATCGCGGAGTGGGTCAGCAGCCTGCCGGAGCGGCTGGGGAACAGGCTAGCGTCCCTCGGCAACCAGCTGGCCGGGCAGGCGCGGGCCGGGTGGCAGGACTTCCGGGATGCTGCGGGTGCGAAGGTCGAGCAGATGTTGGAGTGGGTGTCCGGGATCCCGGGGTCGATCAAGTCGCGGCTTGGCGACCTGGCGGGGCTGCTGTCGGGTGCCGGTCGTGATGTGGTCCGTGGGCTGTGGGACGGCATGAACGACATGGGCGGCTGGCTCTACGACAAGCTCTGGGACTGGATCAGGTCGGTCATCCCGGGCCCGATACGTGCCGCGTTGGGTATCTCCTCGCCGTCGCGGGTGATGGCGGAGTTGGCTCGGGAGGTCCCTGCGGGTGTGGCGGTGGGCATCGATGAGGGTGCGTCGCTGATCGACGGGTCGGTGGCTCGGATGGCGGCGCGGGTGTCGTCGGCGTCGCTGTCGGTGCGGGCGCCGGTGCGGTTGTCGGCGATCGATCGGACTCCGGTCGGCTCTGCTGTGGCGGGGGGTCAGGTGTACAACATCTACGAGACCTCCGACCCGGCGGCGACGGCGCGTGAGGTTGCCCGCCGTCAGGCGTTCGCGGGGCTGGCGTGAGACTTCCGGGCGAGGTGTTGGGGCCGGTGACGGCCGAGCTGGGCGGTGTCCAGGTGGGCCTGGTGCACGCGTCCGGGTGTGCGGTGCATCTGCACTCGCTCACGGGCTGGTGGGATCCTCCTCCGGTCTCGGGTGGGGTGGAGCAGCGGGCCGGTCAGGATGGCGGTTGGTTGATGCCGTCGTATCTGGCTGCTCGGGTCATCGGAATGACGGTGGCAATCGATGGGACCGAATCGGGTGAGGGCCTGCCGTTGGTGCGGGAGCTGATCGGGGCGTTGCCGGTGCGGGGCATTGTGACCGAGCTGACCATCACCGATGAGGAGCGGTCGCTCTCGGCGTGGGTGCGGCGCGAGGGTGATCCGTTGGTGAAGCGGTCGGGTGTGAGGCATCTGGTGTCGCTGTCGATGGTGGCTCCGGATCCTCGGCGGTATGGGGCGTCGGCGTTCGTGGGCACTCAGTTACGGCGTGCTGCGTCGGGCGGGTTGGTGTTGCCGGTGACGGTGCCTATCTCGCTAGGTGCGATGAGCAGCTCGGGTCGGGTAACCGTGGTTAATGAAGGCGACACCTCGGCGCCGGCGCTGCTGCTGGTGGTCGGACCGCTGCCATCTGGGTTCACGGTCACCCATCTGGAGTCCTCCCGCTCGCTAACGTCGGCCGATCCGCTCCAGGAGGGGCGGACGTTGCTGGTGGACCTGGCAACGAGGACGGCCCGTCAGGATGACGTGGCGCGAGTTGTCACGGGGTCGTGGTTCGAGCTGGCCCCGGGGGTTAACACCATCGATTTCACGGCGCCGGTCTACGACTCGACGGCGTCGCTGTTTGTCACCTATCGGTCTGCGTGGATGTGAGGTAGTGCTGTGGCTTTTCCGGTGAGCGTGGATGCGACGTGGCTCAATCCGTCCTCGGTGTCGCTGAACGCCCAGGAGTTGCGCGGTGTCGACGGGGCGTTCCTGGCTGGCTCGGCGGGCTCTGCGTGGGGTGGGATCGTT